TGTATACGCAAAAAAGAAATATGGAGAATCATTTGAGGACGAGGTGCATAAGTTTCATCATGATTACTTTGAAGAGGCTCTACGTCCTAGAGAAATTGAAAAAATTATTAAGCAAGCAGATAAGAAGGATTGGGGATACAAATGTAAAGACCAACCCATGTGTTCTTTCTGTAATAAATCAAAATGCAGGATAAGAAAATTTGGTATTGGAGATAGCAATGTAATTACTGATGTGGGTAATGTCACTCAGTATGGAAACAATGACGACACCATTTATCATATTACAATTAATCAAGAGAGCACAATAGTTTGCACTGTTGAAGAATTGTATGACCAACATAAGTTTAGAAAAAAATGTTTAGTCAAAACTAAATCTATGCCTGCCGTTTTATCTCGAACAGACTATGACGCCTTCGTGACTTCTTTAGTTTCCAAAGCTATTGAGGTTAAGACAGATCAAGAGATGACTCCTGAGGGTCAGTTTAAAATTATTTTATCTAAGTATATTTCTAATCAAGCTAACGCAGTTGACCTTGATGACATTCTCAGTGGGCAGTGTTTCGTGGACGATGAAGAAAACAAAGTGTTCTTTCGTATTGATCAACTACAAGAGTATATGCGAAATAGAAAACATTCAGCTTTGACAACTAATCAAGTTGCAGTTTTTATTAGACAACTAGGTGGGGACTGTACGAAAAGAAAATTAAATAATAAACCCGGTCAATTAGTTTGGTTCGTGGACAATGATAAGTTTAACTCTGTTGAGAGAATAGAATCAGAAGAAAAAAAAGAAGAAGTTGAGGAGACTATTCCATTTTAGATAACGTATTCAAAATTATTGGTCCTCCCGGTACAGGTAAAACGACAACACTACTAAAGTATGTTGAAGATAATTTACAAAAAGGATTGGAGCCTGATCGCATAGGGTATTTTTCTTTTACCAGGAAAGCTGCTAACGAAGCAATATTTAGAGCAGTGAATAAATTTAAAATAGAGAGAAAAGAACTTAAATGGTTTAGGACACTACACTCTTTAGCTTATCAATACTTAGGTTGCACGCACACAGATATAATTCAAGATCACGACTTTGATGAATTTAAAAAAGAATTTGGTATAGACATAGCTCAATCTCTTAACAATAACGGAGGAACGATAGGAAGAGATCCTGATGGTATACATTTAATTGATTTATATAGGGTTAGAAATACTTCTTTATATGAAGAATTTAAAAAGGCAGGGCACATTCAAGGAGGTTTTGAAAGATTACAACGTATTGATAAGAACTATCGTATGTTTAAAAAAGAAAAAGGAGTCAAAGATTATACAGATTTAATCTTAGAATTTAATAAGACTGAGAGATGTCCTAGATTGGATGTCGTTATTGTTGACGAGGTTCAAGATTTAAAAGCCTCTGAGTGGGATATGGTTCACACTATGATTGGACAAGCTAAAACTGTTTATTTAGCAGGAGATGATGATCAAGCTATTTATGGTTGGAGTGGAGCTGAAGTTTCTAAGCTAATTGATCTGGACTGCCATTTGCAAGTTTTGAATCAATCATATAGAATACCAAATAAGATTTTTGTTAGAGCAAACAAATTGATTAATAAAATAAATAAAAGAATTCCTAAAGAATGGAACCCCAAAAAAGAACAAGGCACCGTATCCACCGCTAACTTTGAAAGACTTAATTTAAGAAAAGATGAGTGGCTTATTTTATGTAGGACTAATTATTATTTAAACGAGATAGCCACAGATTTAAAAAGCAAAGGTTATTTATTTGAAAAGAATAATAAATTATCAATCAAAGATGATGTTTTAGTTGCTTACAATTGTTGGAAAAATTTACAAGAGGGCCACGAAGTATCTCTGTCTGATGTAAAAACTATGTATCAATACATAAGATCAGGAGACAAAGGTATTTCCCGGGGAAAAAAGAAAATGCCGGGGGCAGATGAAGAGATTAAATATAGCTATGCTACTTTATCTACAGAGTGGGGTTTGAAGGTAGATATGAATACGCCATGGCAACTTGCTCTAAATGGTATTGCTGAGAATGAAGTCAATTACATGAGACAGATTTTAAAAAGAGGATACGACTTAGATAAAAGAGCAAGCATAAAACTATCAACAATTCATGGAGCTAAAGGGGGAGAAAGTCAGAACGTTGTTTTGTTTTCTGATATATCAAAAAGAATTATGGATGAAATGTCTGTCAACAGAGATGATGAGAGAAGAGTTTTTTATGTGGGCATGACAAGAGCAAAAGAAAATCTTTATGTTATTCCTTCGACTTCACAATATGAATTTGAGGAGATACTTCGATGATATTTGAACAACAAATGGATTTGTTAAAGAAAGAAAATAAACCTGAATGGACAAGGCCTAAGTTCCCTGATGTCACTGGCATCAAACAAGTTGCAGTAGATTTAGAAACTTATGACCCAGAGATTAAAAATCTTGGTGGCGGGTGGGCAACGAACAAAGGTTTTGTTGTAGGTGTCGCTGTTTCTTTTGAAGGTTTCGATGGGTACTTCCCAGTTCGTCATGAGCGAGGAGGTAATTTTTCTGAGGACGAAGTAAAGAAGTGGTTAAAAAAATTATTCAAAGAAGATCCTATTGTTCTTTGTCATAACGCAGTCTACGATTTAGGTTGGCTCCGACGTTGGGGTGTTGATTGTAATGTCACTAAAGTCTATGACACTTTGATTGCAGCTCCTTTGGTAGATGAAAATAGATTCAGTTATAGTTTAAATAATTTAGCTAAAGATTATCTAGGAGAAAGAAAGCAAGGAAATATTTTAGATGAGTTTGGTAAAGAGCATGGGTTTAAAGCCATTGAGAACATGCACCTAGTTCCTGTAGAGTATGTCGGTGTGTATGCCGAACAAGATACTAAATTAACTTATAAGTTATGGGAAGTCTTAAGAGTTGAAATACAGAAACAAGGGCTCACAGATGTTTTTAATTTAGAAACAGATCTATTACGTTTACTTTTGGAGATGAGATGGAAGGGAGTCCGTGTAGATCTTGACCGGGCTGAAAAAACAAAAAAGTTTTTCAAGTCAGAGGAAGAAAAAATTTATACCAACATTAAAAACGAGACAGGAATTCAGATAGATGCATCGGATATCTATACAGCTGCTTCTCTTCAAAAAGTATTTGATAAGCTAGGAGAGAAATATGAATACACTGAAAAGAATAAACAAGCCAAGATTAGTAATGAGGCTATGAAAGAAAGTCTTAATCCTTTGATTCAATCAATATCTGTGGCTAGAGAATACAATAAGGCTCACACAACCTTTATTGATTCTATTTTAAAGCATCAAGTCGATGGTAGAATTCATGCTGAGATCAATCAGTTGAAAGGGGAGTACGGAGGCACCGTCAGTGGGCGGTTGTCCATGAACAATCCAAACCTACAACAGGTCCCTGCTAGGAACGAAGCCATTGGTCCTAAGATCAGATCTTTATTTTTGCCTGAGGAGGGAGAAAAGTGGGCATCCCTTGATTATTCGCAACAAGAGCCTAGATTGCTAGTTCACTACGCAAAAAAACACGGTTTAGAGGGCGCTGAGACCCTAATTAAGTTCTTTCATGAAGGAAAGGACTTCCATCAAGTAACTGCCGATATGGCCCAAATATCAAGGAAAGAAGCCAAAACCATAGGTCTAGGCCTTATGTATGGCATGGGAATAGCTAAATTAGCAACTTCTCTAGATATCAGCCCTGATGCGGCTAAAGCATTAAAGAAAAAATATAATGATAATGTTCACTTTTTAAATAGCATTATTATCAAAGCTACCCGGTACACAGAACAACAAGGGTATATCAATACACTGCTCGGAAGAAGATGTCGGTTTGATTTATGGGAGAATAAAGACTTTCATGACAAGAGAATGATGTCTTATGAGAACGCCAAGAAGACTTGGGCGTGGAATGAAATGAAAAGAGCAGGTACCTATCGTGCATTGAATAGGTTAATACAAGGTTCAGCAGCAGATCAAACCAAACAAGCCATGGTTAATCTGTGGAAGGATGTAGGGGTTATTCCTATGATTCAAATACATGACGAGCTCAATGTCTCCATAACCAATGAGACCCAGGTGAAAGAGATTAAAGAGATAATGGAATCTGCTGTTGAACTTCATGTGCCTGTTAAATGTGATGCAGAAATAGGCGATAATTGGGGAGAAATAAAATGAGAATATCTTACGACAATGGTGAATTAAATCTATCTTTGACTAATGAAGAAGTGGAACATATCAGTAGTAATAAAGGTAAAGCCGTAAAAATGGACATCAGTTGGTTGAAAGTTTTACATGAAGATATATCTAAATGTGTTATGGCCCACTGGTCCAAGGTTGAAGTGTGGGATGCATTAGAGTCACATCAGAAAACGTTTAATAGCAAATCTAAAAGTAAAAAATAAATGTATGTTCTCTATTCAATAGGAGAACATTATGATTGAATTACTTAAAAAACTAACAAACTTTATTACACTTGAACATGACTCAGACAAAGCTCTTAAAGAATTTTTAAGAGCAGAATATAAAAAAGATTGGGAATCAGCTTACGTTTGGTTTTTAGAAGAAGGCTGTTTACCCCCTTCAACAAGAAGAAATGACTAAGTGTTAGCTACAATTTCAGAAAGGTGCTCACAGCGCTTCGGTGTCTGTGAATGCCATCTGGAATCCTTCATTTCTTCAGCGGCTTCTTTCCACTTTTTGACTCTCATATTTTTCCACATCTTTTTAAATTTTGAAACACCTGTTGTCCCTAGCTGAAACACCATCTCAAGAATTACTTCCCCTACATGTTGAGGTAGCTCGTGACCAATATTATCTTCAATCAACATATCCGCTCCTGCTGCAGCTCTGTTTAAATCCATTTCAAATATTTCCATAATTTCATCCATAGGTATTTCTACCCCTTCGGCAAATCTTTCCATTTCATGTGGTTGTACAAGGTGGCCTATGCCCACAGTTTTTTTTCCCAAACTATCTAAATAAACAGATGTGCGCAAACCTTCATGGTCCTGTACTCTTGACTTTAGTGCGTCAGTAATTTTAATCATGATCCTATTCCCCAATGTATTGAGTGTTCATCGGGCTTTCCTTTCTGAGATAGAATTTTATCAAATAACTTTTTAAGTTTCAATAACATCTTCATTACTTTTTAGAGGAAATAATACCGCCATACATTTTCTTATCCATTAATCCACCTTCTGCCACCATGGCTAGGTATTGTTGTGCTATGTCTGGTTTGTTTTCAAATCGAATAACTCTTCTTAAAAGTTCATTTTCTTCACCGGGGTCAACAGTATCTCCCACACCTTGCTTTACAAAGTTTACATAATTGTCAAAGGAATCTGGGTTATCAGAACGAGGAGAAAACTCTCCTATAATTTCATCAACGTTGCCACCATATCTTTCTGTCTTAATAGCTAAATCATTCTTAGCTGCCAGTATACCTGCCTGTGCATTTGGAAATACTGCAAAGCCCTTGCCATATGTTTCTCCTGTAGTCCCTGCTTGTCCTACATCCATTAAGTTTACAGGGTTGTTATAAGCAGTAACTTGAGTTCCTTCAGATGACTTAGGTTCTAATATGTCATCTAGAACTAAACTTTTAAAACCACCTTCTTCCATTGCAGGGTTTTCAAACTGAGTGCCATAAACTAAATCTGAACGGTCATCTATTGTCGAAGCAGCGTAACTTTGTACATTGGAAAAAGGATACCCTTTGGACCTTTGTTTCGAAGGGTCTACATAAAATTCTTCTTCTCCGCCTCCTGGTGCGTTTGGTCTCAATAATGCTTCAACTTGTGGCGATTCATTTAACTCATCTAATAATGCTCTTTGTTGTTCTAAATATTCAGGACTAAATCTATCTAGAGCGGATTGTTTAATTTCTTCAGCTGGAAAAACAGGATCTCTAGTTGGAAATTCAATGGTAGTTTTAGGAACTGGTAATGAAAGTAAACCTGTGCCAAACAAATCACTTGGTTGTTCATCGAATCCTCCACCCCCTCCTATTGCAGGGACACCTGTTGCGTCTTGTGCAGACGCTTCTTGTAAAGCGTCCAATCGTAGACCTAATGCATCTTTTTCAGCTTGTGATTCTAAATTTCTAAAGTTTCTTAATTGTTTTACTTTTTCTTGTTGTTCCGCAAAAGTATATCTATTTGGATTGTCTGCTATCTCTTTTTGCACATCGGTAAGACTGTTGTAGGCACCACTAGCTTTATCTGCAGCATAGTTAGCTACCTCTTTTATAATTCCAAAAATTCCTAAGCTGCCACTCATAGCTTTTTCCCCAAGAGCGCCTATAATTTTTCCTCCTCTATAGGATACGTCGCTAGCTATCTCACTAAAAGTAGGACCATATTTGAAAGCTAGTTCTTGTTGTTTCTGTGCTAAAGTTTTTCCACCAGGTGTGGCTGCTTGAAATAAACCTGTTGCGCCTTCCACTGCTTTTGTTTTTGTGGGGTCGTTTTTAAAGGCTTGATATTCATCAGCTTGTGCTTGTCTTCTACGTAATCTATCATCAGAAATATCTGGCCTGTTATCAAAATATTTTGAACGAGTTTCCTCTTTTTTTTTAAAGTTTTCTGTTCCCCCTGTAAACCCTCTGAAAGGCTCAGATGTTCCTTTTCCTTTATTTAAATTACCTGTAAATCCTTCAAATCGTGCCATTATCCTAATCTTTCCGCTAATATTTCATCTGTACTCATATCTGTTAATATAGCCTTCTTTGTTAATTGATCAAGGTTTTGTGTGCCTGTTGTTGTAATCGTTCCACTTGCTCCACTAATAGGTTGGGTCGTGGTCGGTGAGGCGGTAGGCGTGATTTCTGTTTGTGTGAAACCCTCTGGTATAACAAAGGTTGAGTCAAAATCACCGTCGTTAACGTTAACTTTCATATTATTTTTTCTAATTTTCATAATCTCTGGATATGCTAAGTTAAATGGATTAACTATATCTCTACCTAGTTCTAGTCTTAGTTCTCTAAAGTTTTGATTAAATGCCTGTCTCACCCCTGCCCCTGGAGTATAGGGTAGATATCTTCCTGTAATTATAGACTGTCTTTCAGCTTTAGTGACACGACCTAACTCTTTGATGACTTTACCTCTTTTAGCTCCTAACAATAATGCATCTTTGTATAGGTTATGCATCTGTTTAAAGTTTTGAAATCTTACTCTTTCTGATTTAATGTATTGTTGCACTATTTCTTCAGGAGAAACAAGTCCTCCTTTTAATACATCACCAACAAATGACGCTCTTGCACTATCATTCTTTTTATTGAAATCAGTAACAATAAAAGGCATCGCTTTGACAGGGTCAGCTTCAATGGCTCTGAACCCAAAGATACCGCCGACCTCATCGCTCATATCAAAAACTTGTCCATACTTATCTGGGCGCTTATCAGTCAAACCAAAAGCTCCTGCTTTAAATAATCTATTTATTTGACTTACAGAACCGGGAGCGAATGTTTCTAGAACATGCATACCACCTTTGTAAATTTTTTCTCCTGTAGAATCTCCTGCTCTAAATACTTGTCGACCATCTCTTGATCTCCCGTTTCTGGCAACGATGTCTGCAAAAGCTTCAAAGAAAATAGACTCTGAAATAAAAGGTTTTGATAATTCAAAAAAACTTGTAGCTCCTGCGTCTAATAAATATTTATTTAAACTTTCTCCTGTTTGTTGTCCCTTAGCTGCTTCATTTAAAATTGTATTAACAGGGCGAACTAAAGTGTCGTAAGGAAAGATATAACTTAAATCTACGTATTTTACTTTCCCTGTTTCTTCGTCTTTACTAATAGGCATCAACAAACCATTGGTTGACCAAGAGGGAACAAAACTTCTAAGCGCTCTCATTTCATCATCAGTCATATTAGCTAGTGACTTACCAAACTCTACTAAACCTGCAGGAACAACTGCTGCTGTTGTGGCAACACCAGCTAATCTTCTCATACCTGTTTGTTTAAAACCCTTTACTTGTAGTTCTCTTAAACCTCTTTGAATGGTATTATATCCTGTTCTAATAACTTCAGCGGGGAAAGCTACAAAGGTACCAAGAGGTAATCTTCTTAATGTTTTAATAAACTCTCCAACATATTCGTAGTTAGGTATGTTGTGTTTTGTAATCTGAGCAGCCATGTTTTCATAGAAAGTTTCTAATAGTTTATCCCCTTCCATTTTAACTCCCCCAGTCATATTTAAAAATTTACCATCAGGACTAATGTCCACCACACGATCAAAGATAGGATCGTTCCTTGTTACTTTTCTACCAAGAAGTTTACTGTATGCCATGAGGTTTTTAGGATCAAAAATATTATCTGCTGTCACCCCTAAGGTATTAAAGTTATTTTTGACGGATATTAATTCTGCTTCGAAATTAAAATTTTTCCATAGATTATCTTCAGCAAGATATGCTCGTCTTGCTTTTTCTGCTAATTTAGAAACGCTAGTTAAAGTTTTATTCATACCTTCATTAAAGTTTCCTGTGTAAAAATCTGTTCCTACATCTTTAGCTAATCTATCCGCTTCCCCTGCTACAGGGTTTGTGCCATTAATTCCTAGACGAGTGTTTCTTAATCTTCTCGCTTTATCTACTGCGCTGTTACCTGTGACATCTTTAAAAGCTGCTTTAAAAAGTCTCGCTGTTTGAGCAGGGTTTTGAAATAAAATATTACCATTCATGGTAGTAAATAAAGCTGCAGATATCACGTTTCGAATATGAGTGAAAGGAGAATAAATAGTTTTAGCTTGCTGCGATAAACTCTTTGGTATTAAGACCATCCACTTATATAAATTATTTAAAGTATTATCAGCCAAAGCTTGATCTCCACTATTGATTGCATCTGCTACGGCTTTAAAAGTAAACTTACCATCCAATACACTAGGAACGACGTCGGCGTTGTTTGTTTTTATAGGAACTATATCCTCAGGATCTATATAAACATCTTTGTATTCTGGTAAATTTTTTAATGTGGTAACAGCTTCTTGTCTTGAGTCAAAAAATAAATTGCTTTTCACTGCTCCACCCGACCCCGGTATAGCACTACGCTTTAGAGTGTCTTGATAAAGTTTGTTGTGAGTTTGAAGTTGAGCCATGATCTGTGCTTGTTTCGAGTTTGTGTTAGCAACATTGTAAAAAGGATCTTCTATTTCGCCTAATAACTCTTTAATAACTGGGTTCTTTAAAGTTCTTTCTTTAAATACTCCCTCATCTAATTCTATTTTAGCTTCATCTTTTAATAACTTTTTAAAACCTGCCATGCCTATGTCAGGCTTTTCAAACAAGCTTCTACCTCTAGTAGTCACTATTAATTCGACTGCTTCAGCAGCTTTTTTCGGAGCAGTGTTTTCAAAATAATCTTTAGCCATACGATCTAGTTCTTCATCAATAGCTTTTTGTTTACTTATTTTTCTTTCTCTCTCCATTAAAGGATCTCGCCTTGAAGTCATAGGTTGTGTTTGACGTTGCGCCGCTCTTCTCTCCACTGCGTCTACCGCAGCTTTTTTTGTTCGTTCACTATTTTTCCAAGCTTGAGTTATAGCTGTTCTATAAACACGTTCGGCTTTTCCAATTATTTCTGCTGTAGGTTTAAATTCTCCGCTAGAGAATAGTTTATTAACCAATCCTTTTTCTGTTTTAAATATTTTATATTCTCTGTTCATATATTTACCTAACTGACTAGAGAATGTGTCGCTCAACTCTTCGAGTGTTGTTTTTATCTCTTCAACATTTCGTAATTCTTTTTGAGGTAAGCTAGCCTCATCAATAACATCTTTAGCTTCTTTGATTAAAGGTTTTAAAAATGATTCGTTAAGTCTTAAAGAGTTTAAATCTATTTGATATCTACTTTCATATAATAAATTTTCTAATTGTGTTATATCGTCGTCGGACGCTTTTAGAGTATTCTTCATATAGTCGTGAAGTCTTTGTCTTTTTTGGAAAGCAGGATTGTTGACTTCAAACTCTCTACCCCTCGCATTGACTTTTGTTTTTACTCTTGGAATTGAGTAAGAAGTATTTGCTGCGGGGCCATCAATAATAAGTCCTTTTTCATCAACCACAAAATCTGATTTTTTAAAATCACCAAAATCTTTTAATCTTTGATCTATTAATTTTGTAAACTTAGTAAATACTTCTTGCTTGTCACCACCTGCAACCTTCAAACCTTGCTTTGCAATTTTCTCTGCAAGTTGTCCTAGATCTTCACTTATCTGTTGAGACTTTAAAATAAATGTTGTTGCTGCTTGATCTCCATCTTTTAAAATATTAAAAGCTTTACCTCCTAATACACCATCAGAAGTAAGTTTATTTAAACTTGCACCTACTTGACTTTGAAGAGGACTACGGTCAAATTGTCTAGCTAAAGGTGTTTGTTTTACAGCTTTTGATATGCCAGAAATGGTAGCCCCAAGGCCTGCTCCGATGGCTCCACTTTCTACTGCAAACTTAAAACGATTAGTAAATTTTCTAAAGGCTTCATCTCTACCTTCTAGTCCTTCGCTTTTATCTGTTTCTGTAGGACCTCCAATTGCGTCACCAATTGTTCCAAAGTCTTCAGTATACGCCAAACCTTCACCAGCAGTGGATCCTAATAATCCTCCACCACCAATTTTTAATTTACTTTTTAAATCTAGTTTAAATAAATCTTTATCAATATCTTGTCTTTCTCTTAAACTTTTTCCAGCAACATTTTTATCTAAATATTGGCCTGTTCTTTTTGCATTAACTGCTCTCCTAGCAAGACCTGCACCTATTTTATAACCTGCGATTCCCGGTATACCTAACTGTATAAGTCCTTCGGTTAGTTTGCCTGTTAAACTTTGTTCTGCTATTTCTTCAAAGGGATTTAATTTATCAAAAAATTCTTCAACACCTGTGGCTGTATCTGTGTCAAATCCTAAATCAATAAGTTCTGCTCCTAAAGAAACAAAACCTTCTGGTATTTTTAAGGCACCTGATGCTATGCCTGAAAAGAAAGATTTAAAAAAGCCGGGAGACTTATCTTCTTTTGCCTCGTCCTCCTCATTTAAGAAATTTTTTATTTTTACTTCGGCTTCTTGTTGAGATAATCCGTCTTTTAGTTCAAACTTTTCGCCTTGATATTCATAGATGGCCATGACCTAGCCTCTCTACGTAGCCCTTTTTACTTCAGGTTCTTCTGAGGTAAACATAGGTGTGCCGAATTCTTGTTCAATAGCGTCGTTTGCTTTCTCTCTTGCCTCATCTCCAGCACCTAATTCTGCTTCATAAAATCTCAAATACTCTGTGTATCTTTCAGCTCTAAGTTCACCAACTGTTTTACCTGATTTTTGAGCAAATACTTCTTCTGCTTTTTCTAAAGCTTTTTCTCTACTAAATCCCTCATTAACAAAATCTTGAACCAATTGACCAAAATTTCCAACCTTTTGAGTTCTAGCCATTTCATCTTCAGCACCTTTTATAGCTAGCATATCAATTGCTCTTTCGTCTTTCATAGCTTCTCTACCTAGAGCTGCAAAAGTTTGTAGTGGATCTTTAGCTGACTTTGCAATTTTCTCTGCAAAACTACCTCCTTTGGCAGAAGCTAAATTTAAACCAAATTGTGCTAGTTGTAATAGACCTTGTTGTTTTAATCCTTCTTTGGGATCTCCTAAAATCTGTTTATATAAATCAGACCTCTCTCTAACCATAGCTTCTAGTGCCGATAGTTTATCTTTTTCAGGGCCAAGAGGATCATCATCATTTTCTTGTTTCTCTGGTAATTTAATATCTTGTCCTGGTCCTTCTTGTTTTAAGATTGCTTCTCTTAACTGATCGGGATTTTCTGCGTCTTGAATTTCTTTTGGCACAGGAGTTGAAGTAGCTTCTATTTTTTGTTCCTCTGAACCTGTAGTTGCTTTTTTTTCAGCTAGCTCTGCTTTTAATTTTGGAAGTTCTGCTTGTGCCTCAGCAGCTTTATCTTCACCATAAAAATCAGGGTTAGCAATAATTCTTTCTAGAGCAGCAATTCGACCTTCTAAATTTTTTACTCCTTTTTTTGCATATTTCTCAACCATAGGTGTATAACTTTCAGGATCGGTAATGGTCTCCATTACTGTACGAGAATCTTTTGTTTGACGAAGTGCTTTATCATCATATTGATATCCTGGAGGAATAGTCACTCCTTCTGAACCAGATCCTTTGTTAAACTTTTGAACCACACCACCATTAGCGAATGCAGGAATACCATACATACGGAGTTGTTCCGTGGGCAGTCGACGTTGAAACATGGGTCTATCTAATATAGCCATTATGATAACAAGCTAATGCCTGCTCCTGTTCCCCCTAATGCACCTAGTGTACTAAGTCCAGCTATACCTAATCCTGCAACCTGTTGGAAGAGTGAAGGAGAAGGTTGAGAGGTATATTGAATTTGTGAAGTAGGAACTCCTCTTAAAATATCAGAAGCAAATCCTGCTCTTCTAAATGGTTCTTGTTGTCTTGCTAGTTCAGTTTGTCTAGCGGCTTCTAAAGTATTTTGTTGTTGTTGCTGTTGAACTCCACCGACACTTAATAATCTATTTATATCTACACCACCGAGTTGTTGTGTTAAAGATCCTAAACCTGATTGTGCTTGAGCTACACCTAAAGTTTGACTCCCCAATGATCCTAGTTGTTGCGCCGTTGCTCTTTGTGCGGCTTGAGCCTGTAAATAATTTCTTGATAAGTCTTCAAAAATTCTTTGTGATTTTACTTGTGCTAAGTTTCTAGCTTCTTCCGCTTCCCGGACACCGAACCTCGAACCACCAAAAGCCCCTGCAGCTACTGCTTCAGCTGATGTTCTCTGTCCTTGAATTGCAGCTTGCCTATCTAATTCTGCTAAGGCAGCTTGCGTAACATTTTGTTGATAAGGATCCATATAAGTTGAAACTTGTGATGGGTCTAAGGCTTGAACTCCAGAAGAGATTGCCCCTAGACCTGCTTCAACAGATTTACCTGAAGCATCTAAAAAGGGTTGATAAGCTCCTAGACCTTCTTGTGCTTTTTGTATTGCAGTTAACTGTGCTTGTTCTAAAGGAGCAACTTGTTTAGCTGGAACTCCTTGTGGAATACCTGATAGCCCTTTAATTCTTAATTGATATTCTTCTTCTGTTTCTCCCGGTAGTCTTGGAGGAAGAGTCTCTCCAGGGGCCAAAGGAACACCGAAAACAGAACCTAATAACTGCTCTGCTCTCTCTTCAATAAAAGGAGCCTGTCTTGAATATTGAACTATTTCTTCTGCCATTACGCTACCTTCTTTTCTAATTTGTGCATCATTTCATACATGGTTTTTGCACCTTGACGACGTTGCTCTATCTTATCATTTTTTTTAGCACCCTTCAATGCACCTAATCCTCTAACTGCTTTTGCAGTCATAACAAACTCTCCATCACTTAACATGGCAGGAATGTCATCAGACTTTTCTGTGCCGGGGCCGTCGATCTGTCCTGTCTTTCTAGGAAAACCTCCGTCTTTTAAACTTCTGTATGTTGGTGCTGATGCACCATATTCTCCTGTGGACTCATCAAAATAAGTTACAGGTGCACTCCTCATATCTAAAGGAGCGATGCTACCTGCTTCTGGTGAAGGAGAAATATTTGATTCTTCTTCCTCCTCATCCATTGAAGATAAGGCAGCTATAGCACCTAAACCTAATGCGCCTTTTGTTAAACCACTCATTCCCTTAAATGCTTCTACTCCTCTTTGAAAAACACCAGGTGTTGTAGCTACTTTACCACCAAGACCACCTGGAGCATTGGCTATTGGTGGAGATACCATAGTTTTTGCACTAGACCCTAATGCTCCTAGTCCTTGTCCTCCAACTAAACCTGCACTAGCTCCAAAACTTCCTAAACCAAAACCCATCAATGCTGACGTTGCAATGTTAGCGGGATTGTCTCCTCTAACTGCCGATCCTAAACCTGCGCCTATAGAAGCACCAACGGGCCCTGCAACTGCAAAACCTATTGCTCCTGTTATTGCTGGTAGAATCTTTTTAAACATTTTTTACTCCGGCATTGTTCTCGCACCAGCAAATACATTAGGAGCCGTGACGTGCACATCTCTTCTTATATCTGCCTCGGTTGTTTCTGTTTCAGGATTGTCAATATCTGCCTGACATTCCTCATGTGAATTATACTCTTGCCCTGTCTTTGTGTTGGTAACCGTGGTTTCTACCTTTGCACTATAAACAGGAACTTTTTCGCCGTCGATTTCGTCATAACGCAAAATCTTAGGCTCATCTATAATTTTTGCCATAGTATAGTTTTATAGTTGAAAAACTAGGAAATCAATAGGTTATTGTTGTTGTTTTATTTCTAATACAGATACTTCAATCATGGCTCTAGAAGCTGCGTTTGCTTGAACTTTCAAACTCTCTCCTTGTTCATAAACCATACTTGAATTTATAGTATTTGTGTCGGAAGCAGATACATCTACTTGAAATATTTGAAGATCAGATGAGCCATTATTATGGTCTATATTCACTGTGACAGCGGCACTACCATCATAATTATGAGTATTTATAGTCTTTACTATAAAAGTTGATACAGGTACTGGAGGGGAAGCAGCCACATTAGCTGTAGGAACTGTAAATATTGTAGTCAAATCAGTTGTTGTTACATTCGCTATAAAAGATCTAAATACATCAGCCATTCAAAAACCACGCTCTTCTTGTTGCTTCTTCTTGTGTATCTAAAGTATACGAACTATTAAGTTGTTGAATTAAATCTTCAAGCTGTCTTATTAGCTCTGCTGACTGTTGAGCATCATACTCAGGTCTAGGATCTGGAAATCTTGTTAATGTTAATTTTGCCATTTATCAAAAAAATATACAACATTGTATCGCCAATTTCCATTTGAATATTCCTTATGATTATCAATATAACCGCCGTGAGGAATATCCCCATCAAAAATCACACATCTATTGAACTTAGATTGAATTATATGTTTTTTAATATTTTGTTCATCTATGTCTATTTTAATGTCTTCATATTCTTGTTCTCCACCAGAGGTTTTATAATTAGGTAATTTTTCATAAAGAGCTGTTCCTCCACTACATGTTTTATCCATATACACAAGAATATTTTGTGATGGGTCTTGATGAGGTACAAACTGATATTTTTGTTCAGGAGGATTTATCCACGTAAATATATTTGTAGCAATAGTCTCACAATGATGATTATCGAGTTTAAGTAAAGATTTTAAATAGTCAGTAGTTTTGTTTTCATTCTCGAAACCATTTTCTTGTAAAGATATCCAAGTTCTACAATCAAAATAATCTTTAAAGTTACGTCCATCTTTTTTAATTTTCCAATTAGGAACCCAAGATTCTTTTAACATGTCATAAATATCATCAGCTCTTTTGTAAAAATTATCTATAACAATGTATTTGTAAGGACCAATATATTTTTCTTGTGCTAGTAAGTTGTCGTTAATCTCAAATAGATGATGATGAATATAAGGTGTTGTCACAGTATAGATATATTTGCTGATAAAACTATTCTACTTTTATCTTTGTTTGGCTTTACTTCGTGAGGAACATAGCTTGGAAATAAAACCATTTTGTTTTTAGCAGGTGATATATTCATTTCAGGACCTTCACAATAAGGGTGCCCAGGTTGATAAAAAGTTGTTGAAGTAGAATCGTCACTACATTGTATATAGTATATCAAGGAATGTTCATGTATTTCTCTTCCATGTGCATGAAGTCCATGATGATGACCTTCTGCATAACATTGAATCCATGATCTAGTAATTTTAAAATCATTTTTATTTAATATTTGTTTTGTATACATTGTAAGATATTGTTTTAAATGATTATAAAAATCATTTAATTGTTCAGATTTATCAAATATATTTTTACAATCATAAAAAGTGGTAAGCATATCCTCTTTGTCAAAAGAATAATTCTTTATAAAAGAAAGTGTTGAGTCTAGGTTAAACTCGGTTTGTATATCGTAAATTGTTGTTTGAAATATATTTCTGTTTACTTGTATTTCCAATTATCTTCTTCCATCTGGTTGTATGTCAAAACGTTGTGTTCCTAATCTCCAAGCTGTGCCTGTAGTATTTGAAACTAGGTTGACTGTAAATTCTCTACCTCTACCTCTTAAACTCACAAAGTCTGTGGTATCTGAGAAGCTTGTAGTTTTAGTTACACTAATACTATTGTTTGGATAATTCTTAAATTCAAGTTTTGCATTTAATACACCTGCTTGATTTTCAACGTCAGGAATAATTTTAGATACAAAAGCAAATTCGTCGCCTTGAGCTATTTGTACTACTCCTGATTTAACAAAAGCAGTAATTGCCTCTCCGTCAGCATCATTTCCTGTTTCGTGTAAAAACATTTGTGTAGCTCCATCTGTAAGACCTAATATGACCTCGTTGTTTGCCGTGGTCGATGGTAAGTAGTCTGATGCCACAGGGTTATCAAAAACTTCTCTATCAATCCATGTTGTTCTGTCAAGAGTTCCTGTCCACCAAGTTTGTTCTAAATAATTATAAGCTACTATCGCATTTATCTCGTTAGAGCCTGTTCTAGGATAAAACCACATAATCTCATTGAATTCACCATTGTGCCCTGCAAAAGCGTTTTCAGAACCTGTTACATTAATATTGTCAAATACAAACTGTTCCACAGTGCACGGTAATTTTTTAACTGAACCATCAAATAAGAAGAAAGAATCTTGTGACATCCAATAGCTTATACCATTAATGTCTATACCTGCGTGCATACCTATTATGCCACAATTCTGACCTAATTGTCTTAAACCAAAAGTAAATGGTGGACCAATAAATTGTAGCCCATGAAGAGATGTGTCTGTCCAAACAAGTATCTGACCTCTTGATCTTTCAGCGGCCACGATTCGTGATCCGTCGGCAATTCTTAAAGAGCCCGCAGTATTTTCTGCTGTTGGTTGATAAGTATTTATATCTTCTTGACTAGAAAATCTAATCAATAAATCATCTTGGCTGTTAGGTGTTGCAATAGTTTTCTCAGTACCCATAAACAGTAAGTGTCTGTCTGGAGTTGAAACTAAACTTATTCTTGATGCTGTTGGTGCGCTTGCTATAGCTGTTGCTCTTGTTGATACACCTGTTGAAGGCTTCCACTCAAAAGCTCCACCATTTAAAACAGTGGCAACTAAATTTTCACCGAAGTTATCTAAAGACCATTGTCTTGCTTCTAGAGTAACATTAGATGTGGATCTTGGCGTGTTCCATGTTGATATACCATAAGTATCTGTACCCCAACCAAAAGCAGGAACTGAAAATTCAGGACCTAAATTAAGTTGATAGTTCATGTTACCAGTGCCTCCACCTGCAGCGGTAGAACCTGAAGCAGTGCCTGTATGAGTTACCACATAAGCAGCAGTATTGACGACAGAGGTAACTTCGAACTCCTTATTCATATCTAATCCATCAATGGCTGAAAAAGAATCAAAAGTCACAAAACTACCTTGAACACATCCATGACCTGCATCAGTGACCACCACAGAAGTAGTAGCGTTTGTGGTAAAAGGATTTGTTCTTGCTTGAGTTCTTCTAATTGGTGTTATGTCGTAAGCTAAACCTTCTTGTATTAAGTAAAGTTTTCTGTCAGTGCCTATAGCGTTCTGTCTTACTCCGTCTAAAGATACCCATGCGTGTTGGTCTCTAGCGGCTCCTACTAATGTAGTAGAAATAAACTTTTGCCATCCCTTGATTTTTTGTGCAGATCCTTGGAAAAAGCGAACCATATCACCATCAGTCCACTTACCCTGACCTGTATAATCAGTAACTTCTTTGTTAATACCGGGTGCGGGTCTAAAATTTACTAGGGGCATTGTGCGAATATACTATAAAATTGGTACAAAATCCATAGCGACTGTTATTCTATCGCTTTTTACTTTATCAACACCATGTAAGGCGTCTGATTTGAACAATATAGCAAACCCTTCTTTTTCTTCAACATGTTGTTTTTTGTCATTAATCATAAAATATAAACAATTATTGATAGATGGTTTGATTATAATAATAAGAGAATATTCTTCGGGTTGATGATGATGAAGTTTTGTCCAATTGAATTTTTGATAGTAGTTAACCCACCAAGATGATTTTTTCCATTTATGACTATTATTTACTTTAGGCAATATATTCTCAATAACAAAATCACCAATATCATGTAAAAATTGATAGTTGGGATTAAATCCTGATGTGAGTGATTTAACGTTTTTTAAGTCTTTTTCCCAATTGTCTTTTTCTTGATAAACAAAATTAGAGATATTTACACAATCATTATGTGGTATCTCAAAGGTTATAAACACGAGATTATTTATTTGCTTTTTGCACGAGAGAACCTACATGGCCTTTAAAGGCTCTATTACCAAAGTGTGTTAATGGCATAGCTAAGTCTGCCCATATCTCACCACCACACTCTTGCCATAATCTTGAGAAGTAATAATCTTCAGAGAGATATCTAATTTGTGTTTTGCCATCTCTTGTTTTCGTTTCATAAGGACCTACAGCGAACAGATCATAACAATTGTCTGACTTGTAACTTTGTCCATTTACAATTTGATCTGACTCATATTTTCTTTCAGGAAATTTTTTCATCATAGTCCTAAACACCTCTCTCTTAACAAGCATCATTCCTGTAGCAGCTTCTTGTACAGGAAAAAAACCTTGCTCCCCTTTTAAATTAAGAGGATCATCAAAGTTTACATTATACCCCAAACACCTAGCTTCAATTTCATCTGGTTGTGCATTAGGGTTTTCTTCTAAAATTCCTTTTATCTTTTCTATATAAAGATGTTTTCTAGGGTAAATTCCACATGCAACATCTTTGTCTGCACATATTAATCTTTCAATATTTTGCCAATTAAATCCTATGTCAGCATCTATAAATAATAAATGAGTAGCTGCAAAATCAGTTTGATCCATCATCATAGAAACAATGGTATTTCTAGCTCTAGTAATTAAACTTTCATTACCCATAGTCTGTATTCTTAAATGTACATTATTAGTTGCAGTCCAAGATTGAAGCTCTAGCAAACCATGCATTGTGCTTTCAGTAAGCATGCCACCGTACATTGGCATACCTAAAAATATTTTTAAATTCTTATCTTTTATTTCTTCTGGTTTAATCATTATTTTCTCCTTGACGATTCACTGTAACCTATGTTTGGTCTACTATCATATGCCCATTCAGGATAATGTGGCCCTTCCATATCAATATAATGAAGGAAGCATTGCGCACAATGATCTCCCTGTAGTTTGTTTCTCCAATGCACCAACTCTTCCCCCATGTAAATAATACCATCTCCAGGGTTCATAGTTATTTCTGCTTCCATAGAATAACCATTCTCTATATCTTCACCTTTATTTAATTTTCCAAAATAAATTGGCCAAGGTTCTCCACCAAAATTAATAGTTACTGAATATTCACAAGACTCTCTATCTCTATGAGGCTTTAGAGTTTCACCTCTAGTATAAACTCTTGAATAAGAGTATGTAGGACATAAGTTCTTTTTTGTAATTTCAGATATAGTAGGTAATAAAATACCTGACAAAGTTTCTGTGGTAATGTCAGAATAACAGTATCTTATATATTTAATTGCACTATCTTCCTTGGAATTAGAAAATTCAAGGTTGGTACATGCTTTGATTATTAAATAATTATAAATAAAACTTGATATTTTTGGATCTACTAAATTTGGAACGTGTACATAATCATTTTTTTTAAAATATTCTATTCTGTCCATATCACCAAAACTTTCCTAGTCCCTTTTGTTAAAGGTGTTACGCTATGAGGAAACATAAAATTAGAGGGAAAACAAACAACATCTCCACGATCTATTTTGATACCCTTCTGTGAATTTTGAACGAATAACTCTCCTCCTTCATATTCCTTAGGATCGTTTAATCCAATTAATAAGGTAAGTGCCCTTGGAGCATCTTTAAAATAATCAGTGTGATAATCATAATGACCACCGTTTTTGCCTTCGTAATATAAAAATTCGAAATAGTTATTGTTAGAAAAATACCATGATGAAATCTTTTCTCGATATTCATTTTCAATAGTGCTTGTAAATCTTTTTAAATCATTGAATATAATTCTTCTACTTATTGAATTACCAATATCTTTTTCATATAGACTAGTGCTTTTTACTGTTCTAATTTTTTCGTTAAGCCCAGATGCTGTGGAAGCTTTTTCCCAATCATCAACGTTCCTGTATATCTCTTCATTAATTAAATTTACTAAAGATGGTTTCATAGCATCTTTAATAATCAGAGAATACTGAAGAACTTCTTTTTTGAGGTTAAGCACCGAGGATAGTGTTTTTAGCTGAGGTTGCAGAAGTTTGTGCTGCTGTTTGTGCTGCAGCTACATCTGAATCATAACTTGCTGAAGTAGAATCTAGTCCAGATAGCGCATTATCATATTCGGTTTGATATGTTGTCCAATATGCTTTTTCGCCATTCCAACGAGTAACCATTGTATTAGCCCAAGCAGGTAGACTTGAAACATCTATCTCTTGATTTTGTGCAGTGCCATCAAACTCAATATGTCCTGTACTTGTAGAACCACTGAATTGTAAAGCATGTACATTAGAAGGTATGATGTCTTTACCATTGATATTAAGATAAGATTGACCATCTATAATTACATCTGCCTCTGTGTCCCCAGAAAACTCTTTAGGGCCATTACTAGCATTACTTGGATTGATATCAGCATCATTAATAATAGTAAGTCTATTATTTATTGTTACGCTGTTTATTGTTATTGCCATTTTTTTTAACTACCTTTTTAGTACCTTTCTTCTTTTTAACACTTTTTTTATTTTGAAGCAACTGAATATCTTCATCTATATCCTCTCCGTTTGCAAGAGCTTCTTGACTGTCTGATATCTTTGTCCAAAAACTACCAACAGGGTTTTGTTTTTGTTCAGCTTCTTTATTCTTTTGATCTACTAGAGCTAAGGTTACCATATTGGCTTTCACCATTTCGTTTCTAAAAGACTCAACAGCAGAATTAGTTTGAACTTGTTTGCCTGTATTTTCAACTAAAAGTAAGGGAATCCATGCTATGGAACAACCCCACTCTTGTACGTTTTGACCTGTTTGTGGGTTTTTTCCTTGAAGCATATTGTACCAAACACATTGATGTTTCATACACTTCTTATTTATAAGAGGACACTTACCATCAGGATCGAATATTGGCATTTCTTAGGATAGTTTACAATTAATCCTTAGAACATGCAATGACATTTGCAAATTTAATATCCATGTCTGGAACTGTCAAATCTGTCGTTGCCGAAACACTACCTGATAAAGATACACTTCCTGAAATTGGGTGACTATGCGTTCCGCCTCCACCCGTGGAACCAGTGCTTCCGCCACCTCCTGATGGTCGAGGTGGATCTCCACCTGGTTGACCACTACGTCCACTCATGTTATTTGGGTGACTGTGAGAAGGTATCGTTGGTGTGGAAAGAGTTGTATCTCCGACAGCTAAAGTTCCTGTTGAAGCACCTGCACTTGAGGCATCATCAAAAGTAATAGGGCCAGAGGCAGTTGATTTTGTACCTGTAAACACTGTAGCAAAGGCATCGGAACCTGCTAATCCACCACCAGAACCTGTAACAACTTGAAGTGTTGTTGTATTTATCGTAGCAGAAGTATTTTGTGTCCAACCACTAGGAGCAGATCCTTGAAAAAATAAAGCAGTAGAACCTGAGGGTATGCTTGATACTCCTGTTAAAGCAGAGCCATCTCCAGAATATGCAGTAGCATTAATTGTACCGTTTGCAGCAGTCATTACTGTACTGTCAACAGTCAAAGAATTTAGAATACTTAAATCACCTAATGAGTTTGCAAACAAATCAATCATATCATTGCTAGCATTATTATAGGCAATGGTGTGAGATCCTTGTGTAATAACTAACGCATTAGCTGTATGGCCTGTGGCACAAACACTTAAAGTTTGAGATCCTGTAGTGTTATTAAAAAAAATATAGTTTGATTCTACCGCAGGAATAAAAACTTTTATGTCACCTGTTAAGGCTCCTGTGAACTCTATAACTTTATTAGACGCTTCTGCGGTGGGACTTGCATCGGCTGTTGTAAGTGTAACATCAGCAGAACCTGCTACGGACTTTGATAAATATCCTGCTGTAAAGGCATCAACCACTTCAAGATTATTATTTGTGTTTGTTCCCCAAGTTCCTGAGTTAGCTCCTGTTTGTTGAAGTTCTAATTTATATCTATCTGAATAAGTGCTTGTCATTTTTAATCCTTTGTCGCTATTATACTATCTGCAAATTTTAAATTCATCGCAGGAACACTCGCAGCCACGGTAGAAGAAAGACTACCACTTAGAGATATACCTGACAAGGTGTGACTGTGAGAGCCACCACCACCTGCACCACCTGTGCTTGATCCACTTGAACCTGTTGCTATTGGAGAACCACGACCTCTTGAGGGTTGTGGACCACCTGCACTAGTTCTAGGATGACTATGAGAGGGTATTTGAGGGGTACTCAAAGTTGTTGCTCCTGCAGTTAAACTACTAGTATCTACTGTTAAACTACCTGTGCTAATTGGAACACTCGCCTTTGAAGCTGACTTTGATCCTGTAAACACTGTGCTAAAAGTATCAGAACCACCTGTGCCACCACCTGTGCCATTAACTACTTGTAAACAACATTCTGTTAAAGTAGCAGAGGTATCTGTCGTAAAACCTGTCGGAGCTGAAGTTTGTACAAAAGTTGCTTTGGTTCCTGCGGGAAACTCTTGCACTCCAGTCAAACCTCCACCATCTCCTTTTAAGGTTGTTGCTGAAACTGTGCCATTTGCAAAAAGATTAATGTTATTTCCAATCGCAATCTTACCTTTAGCTGAAACGTTACCGAAAGAATTAGCAAATAAATCTACCATTCTATTACCCTTACAATACATAATCGTATGGGCACCTTGCACTATTGCTACTCCATTAGCTGTATGTCCTGTAGGAGCAACAGTCAAAGTTTGTGATCCCGTTGTGTTGTTAAAGAAAATATAATTAGACTCAACGGCAGGCACAAAAACTTTAATATCGCCTGTTAATGCTCCTGTAAATTCAATTACTTTGTTAGATGCTTCAGCATTAGGATCTGAGTTGTTTGTGCTTAAAGTTATATCTGCTGATCCTGCCACACTTTTAGCTAAAAAACCTGCATTAAAAGCATCAATAACTTTTAAATTTGTATTTGTATTATCTCCCCATGTGCTTGCATTAGCACCTGTTGCCATCAATTCTAATTTTAATCTATCTGAATAAGTTGAGGCCATATTAATCCTTACTACAAACTATTACGTTTGCCCTTTTTATATCCATACCTGGAACAGAAAGAGCAATTGAAGGTGCTCCCATTGTTCCTGTTAAATTTCCTGATCCACTGACAGGGTGAGTGTGAGAGCCACCACCTCCTGTAGATCCAGTTGAACCACCTGGTCCAATTCTTGACTGAGGACCACTATCAACATTAGGACCACCACTTATTGATTGAGAAGGGTGAGAGTGAGATGGAATTTCAGGTGTTGACAAAGTCACATCACTTGCAGATCCCCCTTCGATTGTTAAAGGAGATATATCAACTGTACCCGCTCCTGAGGTAGCTTTTGATCCTGAAAAAACTGAATTAAATAAATCTGAACCACCTGTTCCTGCAGTACCAGAAGTTATAACTCTTAGTGTTGCATTGGTTAAAGCCGCTGCAGTATTTTGAGTCCAACCTGTTGGTGCGGACGCTTGTAAAAAAACCATTTGTGTATCTGCGGGTAAGGTGCTTACTCCTGTTAGATCTCCACCTGCACCAGTAAATGAAGAGGCAACAACCTGTCCATTTGATTTTACTTGTACAGATCCACCAACCGCACCCGCACCTTTAAAACTGACAGTGCCTAATGAAGATGCAAACAAGTCAACAACTTTGTTACTTGCATTGTTGTAAGCAATAGTGTGCGCTCCTTGTTGTATTGTAATTGAGTTTGCAGTATGGCCTGTTGGCGCTACCTTTAAAGTATGTGAGCCAGAGGTATTGTTAAAAAATATATAATTATTTTCTACAGCGGGAATGAATACAATAATATCTCCTGTTAAAGCACCAGTAAATTCTATAACTTTA